GATTTTGCCGGTGGCATACGGCGGAGTCGGTCCTGCAGCATAGACGGCAATGCTGTCATCGCCGGTGTCGGCATACATCTGTGTGGGTGCAGCATCCTCGCTGATCTGTACATGGATAGCTTTTGACTGCGAACTGCCGTCCGAATCCGTATAGACCAGCTGCGCCGTAAAATCGGCAGAGGCTTTCACATACAGGCCGGTGGCTGCCGCCGATTGCTCCGAGTATGTCTGGTGCAGGATTTCAGTCTGCTCCTGCTCGTCTGCCGGGATAGGCTCATAATCGGTGGAGAGATAGCTTAAAAGCTCTACATCATCTGGCAGTATGATTTCGGATACCGCACCGTCTGCCGGGTATTCGACCTGCGCCAGCAGCGGAACAATGGCATAGTCTCACAAATGTATTGGCGCAATACCTGTGCACACGGTTTGGTAAGCGGAACATCTCGACTTTTTCGCCCCTTCCCTAATAAATGTACAACCGGTAGTGAATCTATTCGGATATCGCAGATTCTTAAATCGCAAAGTTCCTGCACTCGTGCAGCTGAATCGTAAAGGAGAAGAATCATCGCCAGGTCTCTGCGACCTTTTGGCGTGGAAATATCAGGCTGTTCCATTAGAATATCAGTTTGCTGGTTACTCAAATATTGAACCGTCGGCTTTGCTGCTTTTTTGCTGTCAATTGAAAGAATGCGCTGACACAGAATCATTTCATCCGGGCATTCAATTTGTACATATTTTGCAAATGACTTCAGCGCAGCAAGTCGTTGGTTTCGAGAAGATATACTGTATTTGCGTTCAGTTTCAAGATATTGTAGAAATTCAAGAATCAGTTCGCGGGAAAGGTCGTTAAAAAGCATTTTCTCTAATTTAAAGCCACAATACTTTTCAAGGTAGCCATGAAAAATAACAAAGGTGTCCCGGTAAGAGTAAATTGTATTTGTACTGACATTTTTAGTTCCTGCCAGATACACGCTAAAGTATGCGGAGACTAAACCGGCGTAGCTGCATCTATTCCTCATTGCAAAGTACCTCTGTAATGGTATGGAATCGGTCATTGAATGGTTCGGTGACTTCCATGTAGGCTTCCGGGACAAGCCTCAAGTATTTTTCGGTTGTTGTAATTCGGTCATGCCCAAGAGCAGTGCGGAGAATCGGCAAACAGGTATATATGTCTTTTCCTTCGGAACTCCATTTGTTTAGAATGTGGACCGCAAAGGAATGCCTGAGATCATGGAGACGAGGCCCTTTTCCTCGACCTCGGTGTGGAATCCCGGCATCAAATAAGCATTTTCGAAAAATATCGTAAATTGTACTTGTATCATAGAATCCGCCATCAGGAGCAGGGAAAAAGTAAATACTTTTTGCATTTGTCACTAATGGATTACTGCGGTAGGATTTCATGTATGCAAGCATTGAGTCCGAAATTCCTACCAGCCGTTCTTTGTCTCCTTTTGCACCGTATATGGCTAAAACTCCAGCATCCAAATCAACATCTGCAACCTTAAGGTGCAGAGCCTCTGACACGCGCAGCCCACATGTATAAAGCAGGCGAAACAGAACCGGCATAACTAAATGTCGTAGTGGAGATTCTGAAGATTCTTTGGTACAATCTACCGCAGAAAACAATCTCTCGATTTCGTCTTTCGTAAAAATGTAGGGAACGAAACATCTATTTACATGAGGCGCAGGGTGGAATGCACATGGAGCATCATAGCCATTGCTGTGCAAATACTTACAAAGAATTCGCACATACGAAATCCGAAAACATTGCGTGGTTTCGTTTTCGTGAGGTCTCTTTTTCTCCCACTTTTGCAGCAGTTCTTTCGAAATGGCAGGTATACGCAATTGTTGCTCATTGCAAAAGTCATCGAATGCACTGAGTGCCTCAACACCGGCGTTGTATTTATTGCCAAGGGCACGTTTTTGCTCCACAACATCCAGCATATATGGTGCAAGCACACTGGTAAAATGGGGTTCAAGAAGTTTTTCCTCAAACACTAATCAGTCACCTCCAATGCGCAGCTGCGAAGCTGACGTACATTTACACCAATATATTTTTGAGTAGAATCGGCATTTATGTGTCCTAATACACCCTGAATCGAGGTAATGGGGATTCCTTCATCTAACATATGTGTTGCGAGGCTGTGTCGAAGCGAGTGAAGCCCGTGGTGCTTTATTGAATCCAAAGGAATGCCCGCTTTTCGCATATGCTTAATAAGAATGTTGTCAAAATTTTGCAGAGAGACGTATGGAGCGACTGCGCGGAGAAAAATTTCCGGGGCATCGCTTACAGGCCTTCCATTTTTCAGATAGTCTATTACAGCCCATCCAACATCTGTGGGAAGTGGTAAAGTTATCGGCTCTCCTGTTTTGACTTGTGTGAAAGACACCAAATGCTGTTCCCAATTAAAATTGGCAGGGCGAAGATTACGTATATCGCTGGTTCTAATGCCGAGTTTTACTGCAATCATTAAAACTGCATAATCGCGTTTCCCTTGTGGACTTTCACGGTCAACAGATGCAAGGATACTTTCGATTTGGCTAAGATCTAATGTTGTAGGAATTCGCGCGGAAGCGGATACTTTTACAATTGGCACCATTTTCAAAGACAAATCTGTTTCCTTGTAGCCGCTATGCGCAAGGTACTGAAAAAAGCGTAAAAGGATACTGTAATGGAGCCTTACAACCGAATTGCTGTAATTGCACGAAACAACTTTGACGTATCGATTTACAATATCTGCTGAAAGTGATTTGTAATCCGTGACTCCAACGCTGAACAAATAATCTGTAAAGCGAAGAAGAACATTTCTGTGGCTGCGCAGCGTATTCTCCCTGCGTCCGTGGAGAGATAGCTTTTGCAAGTAGTTGACCGCACCTTCTTGCAATCCTGCAGGGAACTCTCGATTCAACCTCCGCCGAAGCATAACCGCGTTGAAATGTTGGTAGTCTGACAACAAATCCATTGCACGGTGAACTCGTGAGCATCGCCGTTCTACTGTTCCCGGCTGCACACCGTAGCAATCCAGCATGAACTGCTGAGCCAATTCCGCTGTAAAATATTTCTTTTCATTTTTATTGCAGTACGCTAACAGGTTCCTAAACGTCGAACGAAAGCCTTGAATATAGTTTTCGCTATAGTGCTTTGCAATGATGCAAGGGATAACTCTTTCCACAAGTTCATACACAGTCAGTCGATTTCCATCATCCACAATAACAACCTCCATCATATCTGGAATACTCAAATTATATAGTTATTATGTAGAGAAAAACAGACTGTTTTTATAATTTTTGTCGCTGTACAATTAAAGTTTGGAACGTGGGATACATAATCGCTTTCTTGCCATAAAGCATATGATAGCGGGTCTGGTCGTAGTGGCCCACATTGTGAGCATAGCCCGTCTGCGTCGAATACCAGATTACCTCCAGGTCATGCAGACTTTGAGGCGCGCGAGCATTGACCGCCAGCAGAAAGTTCTGATCTACCGTCTGGCACCAGCGCATCCGAGCAGGTGCAATGCCGATGGAGCCAATCAGCAGCTGCTCATGGCTGGCCATGATATTGGTCAGGTTCAGCAGGCTCCTGGCAGTATGCCCTGCCCCATCAACATGAACATGCACCCCGCACTGATGCGCTGGGTCACTCCTTGCGCCTGCTGCACGCAGATTGCGGATGATCTGCTGCAGCAAAGGCATCTGCTCCCAGGTAAGAACCGGGCTGACCAGTTCCGTGCGCTCCCATGCATTGCGGGCCCGGATCGAGCTATCGGATTCGATTTTCCAGGCAGCGTGGCAGGTCGGGTCGCTGACAGGGTAAATTCTTCGCTCATCCAGGTGCATGCCGGGAAGCGAATAATTCCAGGCTACCCCGGTCAGTTCCGTCAGGGTAGTGGCCACAATCTGGGCAGCTTTCGAGCGAGAGATATTGTACATCTCGACCTCTACGCCGAACTTCTGATTCAGGATTTCGTTCATTTTTTCGTTTACCTCCGTCATTTTTCTTGGATCGTGTGTATGTTAGCTCTGGTTGCCTGACTTTGCAAGACGCTAAACTACACAAGGTGTACACGAAATTCTTGTGTAATTTAGTACGGTTGAACCATAGCAGTACCGTGGTATAATACCGATTAGGAGGTGAGACAATGCCACTGACCGAAAAACAAAAGAAATGGCGCAATGACTGGGAAAAAGCAAACCGCTGTGTTCTGGGCTGCAAGGTCCACCGAGACTATGCCGCCCACGCCAAACAGGTGGTTGCCGAAAACGGTGACACCGTAAGCGGAGTGCTGAAAAAAGCCATGGACGCCTACCTGGAAGAGCACGGAAAACCATTCACTAAATGACCGAAGCCCCTGGAAGTTTTTGAGCTTCCGGGGGCTTTGGTTTTTGGTTGCCATGGTTGACGCGGTTGACGCACACGGTTGACGCGTAAATCACGAGTTATCGTTCTAATATACCCTTGTCAACTAATGTCAACCAAATATTACTATAAAATATAAATAATAAATAAATAAGGGATACGCCCACGTATACCCACGCGTAAGGGTCTTATAGGAAATCGGTTGCCATGGTTGACACGGTTGACGCACAGCATGGAAAAAAGTTGTCACATTTTCCTCCGGAAACCATGGTACGATAATCTCAAGATCGCTGACGCCGAGCGGAATCGGGCGGGTTGGGCGTCGTCGTGGCAGGACGGAAAACATGCCGTAGCCCAAAGGGAGGAACCTATGAAACGTGAAGATCTGAGAGCAATCGAGGGCTTGAGCGAAGCCCAGGTAGACGCCGTCATGACATTGGCAGGCAGGGACAGCGCAGCCGCACACAGCCGCGAGGAGGCCCTCCAGCAGCAGCTGAACGCCGCCCAGCAGGGCCTGGCCGCATTCGGTACGCAGAAACCGTCTGACCTGGCATCCGCACTCCAGCAGGTCCAGCAGCTGCAGACCCAGCTTGCTGAGCAGGCCGCAGATTACCGCTTCCGCGATTTTGCCCGGAACGCTGCGCAGGATGCGGGGGCGATCGATGCGGATGATGTAATCAACCTGCTGTCTCAGGACACGGCACTGCGCGGCAGCTCCAATCTGGATGCTGACATCCGCGCAGCCGTGGACAAGCTGAAAACTCAGACCAAGCCGCACTGGTTCGCCAAGGCTCCCGAAGAACCGCAGGACGACGGGCAGACTTCCCGCAAGGTTGTCGTGCCCAAACCCAACAACACCAAGGCTGCATCTGGCAGCGACCCCACAACCAAAGAGTTTGCAATGATGGACTACATGGCACGCATGGAACTCAAAGCCAAGAACCCCGCGCTCTTTGCCGATTTGTGGGCCAAGAGCCGAGCAGCTGCACACACCATTTACTGAGGAGGATAACCTATGCCTACTGGCACTTTTGGCGGCTTCCCGTTTGACCCGGAAGTCTATGGCTCTTTTGTGGACCAGGAACCCGTGTTCACCGACAGCATCATCGCTTCCGGTATCCTGGCATCCGACACCAACATGACCACCTTGCTGGATAACGACGGCACGGTGGGCACCACTCGTTTCTACAACCCGCTGGATCCGGACACCGACGCACCTCTGGTCCGCAACGGTACCACCAACAACACCCCCGTCGAGATCTCCGGCGGCAAGCAGTCCTTCATCCGTATGGATCGCATGAAAGCCTGGAAGGCCAACCAGCTGGTACGCGAACTGACCGGTGCTAACCCCATGCAGGCTGTAGCCCGTCACACCGCCCAGTACTGGCGTGTGTACCGCCAGGGCCTGCTGGTCAAGACCGCAGACGCCGTCTTGCAGCTGGGCGGCCTGGCATCCCACGTCATGCCTGCCACCGGTGGCGTAACTTCTGGCCTGCTGATTGACGGCCAGCAGGCAGCGCTGGGCGAGTTTGCCCGCAAGTTTGGCTTGTTCGTCATGCACTCCAAGATTTTTGCTGAGTACCAGAAAATGGGCCTGGTGGACTACAACAAGTACACCATTACCAACGTGCTCCAGCGCGAAGTGGAACTGCCGACCATCAACGGCTTGATCGTCATCGTGAATGACCGTGGCACCAGCCATGTGATCGAAGAGGGTGCCTCCGAGCCTAAGAAGAAAGTTACCATCTACGATTGCTACCTGTTCGGTCAGGGCTGCTTCCTGGAGGCCACCCCTGCCGTCACCACCCCGGATTACACCGACTACAACCCGGAGCTGGGCGGCGGTACCGACATTCTGTACAACACCCGCAGCTGGATTCTGCACCCGAACGGCGTGTCTTTCCTGGCCGATAACATCTCCGGTGAGACCCCGACCGACGCTGAATTCACCGCCAAGGCCAACTGGGCGCTGCGCTTCGAGCACCAGAACGTGCGTATCGGCAAGATCGAAATCCGCGCCGACAAGCTGGGCGCTTAACAGACAGGAGAAGCACCATGGTGGACAGCTGGCTGACTTATGTAGACTATTGCGCTTACGGATACGCAGACATTGCAGAATCCGACTTTCCGCGCGCAGCAGCGCAGGCTACGCTGCAGATCATGGAAGCCACGCACTGGCGGGCAGCCATTGCGGCAGACACCGTAAGCATCAAGTACCTGCTGGACTGCGAAGCACTGCTGATCAGCGAGGCCACCAAGCAGGCGCAGGTAGAAGAAAGCTCCGGCAGTGGGGCCGTTACCAGCTCCAGCAATGATGGCTACAGTGAAAGCTACGCCGCCGCTTCGGACACTCGCAAGGAATACGTTACCCGATGCGCGCAGATTATCCGGCAGACTCTCGGTGCTCCGGGCGCCAACTGGATGCTCCTTGCCGGTGCAGTCTACCATCCCCGCGCGAGACGCTGACTTTTGGAGGTACACACATGCCCTTGCTTGCAGATAAGTCTGTGCTTTTGTCCTGCTTGTTTTGCAATAACGAAACGGACGAGGAGACAGAGGTCACTACCCTGTTATCGGGGGTAAGCGTACATGCCAAGACTATTGCAGCGGCAAATGCGGATGGTCTGAGCGCCGCCTCGGTGATGCAGATTCGCATCTTTTGCAGGCACAGCACGTCGGCCCGCCCAGAGGCCCCAGAATCGGGCGTTGCCGTTGACGACACGTTTATCGCCCCTGCACAGTGGGGCTTCCAGGAAAGCGCGCCTGCCGCCCCAGCGTGGACGCTGCGCCCTGGCGACCACATCACCTACGCGGGCGCCCAGCTGACCGTGCTGGCCGTCCACGACAACCGCGGGCAGAGACGCAATCCGCACTGGTATGTAGAGGCGCACTGATGCACGTTGATTTTGACGTCGAGATCGATCTCTCCGGGCTGGATCTGGAAATTCAGCGCCGGCTGGGGCCAATGAGCCCGGCACAAAAGTTTGTAGACTCCTCTTT